TTCCTGCTGCTGTTCCTGCTGCTGTTCCTGCTGCTGTTCCTGCTGCTGTTCCTGCTGCTGTTCCTGCTGCTGTTCCTGCTGCTGTTCCTGCTGGGCAGGTTTATTATCAGCGGCCTGCTGAGCTGCAAGCTTTTCCGCTTCACGCTGTGCGCGCTGCTCTTTTGTTAATCCGGCCATCGGGCCTCCTGAATTACAAAGGGGCCGAAGCCCCCTGGGTTAACCCATGATGATGGTGGAATGTTCAGGCTGAACGGAGGCCACCCCCCACGCCACACCAACCTCGTAACGCACCTGACGGTACTGGCGGTACAGCGCGATCTGGAAGGTAATACCAGAGACCGGATCGGTTACGTTCATCACGTCGTCAGCGGTATCGCCGCCTTTTGGCATGGCCGGGGTACGGCAAGCCAGCAGGAATGCGTTACGGTCAAAGGCAACGTTTGGCACGAACTCGCTCAGCACAGTGACAGTTGCCTGATCTGCCAGATCCTGACGCAGGCCAGGTGCGCCGATGGTGATAGTCGAAGAGGTTGCCGCTACGACCATGTACTGGTTGTCATCGCCATCGAACTTCACTGCGGTCCCGGCAGCAATACCGCCAGTGCCAGCAGAGATAGCGATAATGATGTCGCCCTCTTTCTTCTCGCCATTGACCTTATAGCCCGCCGCCGTGCTTTTCGCGGTGCGCTTGATGTTGGCGGATTCGTGCAGGTTAAAGCCCATCACACGACCAATGATGCCTTCACGCAGCAGCTGATCGGTACCGGCTTCGTTCGCTTTGAACAGTACGGACTGTTTACCACGGATTGACGCCATCGCTTCGCCGCCCAGTACCATGCGCAGGTCAGTGGTTGGTGCGCCGTTATCAGTCAGCACCTGCCGAGCGTTCGCCGCATCAGACAGGTCGTCTTTGACACTGAACGGTGTATCTTTTGGAGCACCAACAGCGCGGGAAGACTTATAAGCCAGCGATGCCAGGTCAGCATCCATTTCGTTGCTCAGTGCGCGGAACGCCTGAGAAAACTGGTCAGCCAGGACAATGTCATAAGTGCCTGATGGCCCGATGGCAAGCTGCTCTTCACCATTCCATTTGACCGGGGCCATTTTGGATTTGGTGATTTTCACGTCCACGGTACCAATGTTCTGATCACCGTCGTTTGGCGCGGTTGCCGCCGGAGTGATATCAACGGTGGTGGTTTTTGGTGCTACCGGTGCGGTCACGGTTTGGTCTTTGGCCGCGGCATCGGCTTTAGCGTTACGGGCCACCGCCGGGATAAAGCCCACCTGCTCACGGGATACGCGGTTCAGTGCCGTGTAGATGGTCGGGATCAGGCCAGTCAAAGTGTTGGACATTTATTTTTCCTTTCGATTAATCAACGATGCTCGTGCCGCCGCCAATCGCAGCCTGTTGTTCAGCTGGTGGCAGGGCGTCAAAAGCAGCGCGTTTCATGGTTTTCTGCCCGGCCTGATGCTGCGACTGGTGAGAACCACCGCCGCTGTTGCCGGACGATTTGAGGATGTAGTCTTTCTGCGGGTGCGACTCGACCAGAGATTCCAGCGCTTCATCGAAGCTGGCCAGCTCGCCGGGCTTGGTGCGGGAGAACACCTTATTGCCCTGGCCGTCGTAGGCCACAACCTTGCCGTCTTCGATTTTGAAGTTCTGCCCGAAGTACGAACGCACGAACTCACTGGGGATCGCCATCTTCTCCGAGATGAATTTGGAGCCACCGAAGCGGCCGCCGATCATCTCGTCGTAGAGTTGAGTTTCCAGTTGCTGGGTCTTGCTGTTCGCCTCTTCGAGTTGCTGTTGGAAAACTTTGGTGATCTCCGCCTTTACCTGGTCAACGGCACCAGCATCGATCAGTTTTTTCTGGTCTATTTTGGTCATCATCTCCAGGGCTTCGAGCGCCTTGGCCGGGTCGGTGATGCCAGAGAATTTCGCGAGATTGGCTTCCGCCGCTTCCTTCGCTTCGCGGTGAGTTTTCGCCTCGCCATTCAGGGAGGTGATTTTGGTCATCGCTGCGACCGCATCGAACGGGATCTCTTTGCCATCATCATGGATGTACACAGGCATACCGTTTTCAACGACCACATTTCCGTTAGCATCAAGTTTCAGTTTCATTATTTTTGCTCCAGCCTTCCGGCCATACGTAATGGGTCATCCGACCCGGGCACCGCGTCGCATCCGCTCAGCGGCAGGCATAAAAAAAGCTGCCCGGAGGCAGCCTGTTAGATAAATTCGATGGTTATGTAACCGCGCAGCTTGCGGGAGTAAATTTCACCCCGCTTTCGCTTGTGGATCCGTAACGGGTGTGGATGAATACAGGCGATACCACGTTTGACATCAGCCCATACACAGCTCTTTATCTCATTGCCATTAACGAACACCCTTCGCCTTCCACGACCATCTCCAACGTAGTGAAAATCTTCGTTACGCATACCCTATTCCTCAAACGCCGACGCATCCACGCGGCGCAGTTCGTCCAGGGTCAGAAACTCCCCGGCATCATTGAACATCTCAGGCACGGTGATTTTGCCGTCACGCAGCATCCGCGCGCGAGTAACGCCCAGCACCTGCTCCTGCCGTGCGTACGGTTGCCTGACGAGCCATTCGGCATAGCTGGTATGCGATGGCACCTGTCCATCCATCGAAGCGCGTGTGGCGCTGCTCAGTTCGCCAGAGGCTATCTGCAATTCCTCCCACGATTTAGTGATCAGAATTTCGCATGAGCGACAGCAGAAATGAATTTTGCCGGGCCCGCGCAGATATGGGATTGCATGGCCCAGCGGCTTACCATCGAGCGAATAGAGTTTGCGATCTCGGATGATGCACCACTGGCTGGTATGGGTGTCCAGCGTCGAAGACCACTGCTTGGCCTTTACGATATCGCTGTTGGCCAGTGCAAATTCCTGGCGCGCTGTAGCGGCCACATGGTTCACCGCCGTGCGGGTTACTACTGCAAGGTCACGACGTGAAACATTTATAACCCCGTCCTGGCGGTGGAGTTGCGGCGTGCCGGCGACCCGCTTCACAATCTGCTCGACGGTTTCACCCTGAAGAAATCCGGTGCGCACGGCACTGGTAATTTTTTCCAGCCGATCCGATTCGAGTTTCTTGCCCCACTCTTTCAGCAATCTCCCCTGAAAAGGTTGCGCCACCGCAGCAGCATAGACCTGTTCCGGGACAATGCTTTGCAGCGGGACACGCTTAAGCACCTTTCCTGGAATGAGGCTGCTGAACAGGTCAAACTGATACCCGGTCTCATAATCAGCGTAACGCATCAGTTCGCGCATCAGAGTAGCATTGACCGGTTCGTAGGCCTGCTGGTTTAGCTCCCGCACACCAGCCAGTAGCGATGCAAGGCGACGCGCGCTGTAGGTGTCAGCGCGCTTACCCTCCAGCAGTACAAGCAGTCGGGCAGCCAGTTCAGCATCCATCCTGTTAAGCAGCGTCACCATTCGTCGGGCAACGCCCGTACCGTAGCGCGTCACGTAAAGTCCGTGAGCTATGGTCTCGTCCTGCAACCTGTCGTTTACCGAACGAGCCATATCACACCTCGCCAGGTGGCGGTTCAGTTAAAGATGCTGACTCAGCAAGCAACTCGCTCAGAACCACATCGGGATCCGCGTCGGCATCAATCAGGTTGAGTTTTTGCAGGGCTTTGATTGCATCGATACGGCGAAGGTCACCGCCCTGGCGCAGCGACTGAATGGCCATCGCCGCTGGTGGATTAAACTCTTTCGACTCGACATCCAGCTCGGTGCGTACGTCAACGTTGCCGCCTTCCGCTTCCCCGATGTACTCAGCCATAATTTGCAGGATATTGTCGATCGCATCTTCGAGACTTGTCGCCATGGTATAGAGCGGTGACTGCTCCTGCATTTTCTCTTCTGAGGTCTGGTCTACCGATTTGGTAGAGGTGTTTTCGGTGCGCAGCAGCTTCGCACCCGCCTGTCGCATCTGCTCCACCAACTCTGCCAGCGACTCTTTGCCGGCACCGATGGAAGAACCTGTGTGCTCGACGTATTCCAGACCCTGCCTTTGCCGATCGGAGAATGACGTGGCAGAGGATGAGCCAATCACAAGTTCTTGCCCCTCTTCCAGCCCGAACACCGTGAGCAACGGCACCCGGGCGACATGCAGAATGTTGTCCTGCTCGCTCTGGCTCTGCCAGTGCTTGATATTCAGCAGAGCCATGTTGAGAAGCGGCGGTGAACCACACATAAATCCGGTGCGTTTGGTGTAGAGCGTGACCAGAGTGATATCCTGGCGGGATGTCTGCCACCCATCGAATAGCGCCCAGTTCGCGGCACCGTCAGCATCTTTAGCCTTGCGGTAAATTTCCACCTTTCCGGGTGTCAGGTACCGGATTTGCTCGACCTTGGTCTGGCCGAAGTCGTCGCCATCTTCGACCACAACTTCTTTGATACGCAGCGCAGTCAGCACCACTTTGCCGTCCACCATTTTCGACTTCCAGCCAATTACCTGGCGTGGATTGAGCATGGTGACATAGGGGCGCGCGCCGGTAGCTTTCTCTTCAGCTTTGGTTTTCACCTTTTCGGTGTCCACCCTGGGATAATCCACCAGCGCGTGGGAGAGGCCATACTGCATCGCCAGACCGAAGAATGCCTGTGCCCATACGTCCAGGCGCGTCCCTTCAAGGTCGAAGTTTTTCGCATACTCTCGCAGCTGATCCGGCACATTCTCGGCAAGCTTAATAGGCTCGGCGAATACACGCCCGATGTTTTGCTTAATGGTCTCTTCGTAGGCTGGCAGAAGCGTGGCCACGGCCAAACGTTTTTTGTAGTCCTCCCTGTCTTCTTTCGGCCAGCGCGGTAGATATTGCTCGCCCAGCTGTCGCATATAGAGTGTGCCGCCCATCAGGGCATCGTTGATATCCCACGCCTCGACCATGTTCCCATAGTCCAGATTGGGTGTTGAAATGTCAGGCATGGAGTTAGAGCCTCAGATTGGTGACTTTGCCGACTCTCTTCGGCGGTGAATGCAGAACGGCATATCGGGTAGCATCCCAGTCGTGATCTTCCTGTTGGGTATCTACATCGTCGGGGTTTTTACTGTCGCGCACGAGTACCGGCACACGGCTGATCCAGCCACGGCAGTAGTCGAATACGTAAAATGCAGGTTTCTCCGGGATGCCGGATTCCAGTTTCTTACCTTCATTGACAGCTTCGAGCATATCGGCAAACAGAGCGGCGCCGTTAACGCGCGATCCCGGCTTTTTGTTTGCCTCAAGCCATTTAACGCCCTGGGACTCCATCTTCTGCGCAATGGAGAGTTCATCATCGCCTGTATTGTAAATGGCGCTGTCAGCCGGGCCCGGTGTAACCTTCTTGCAGATGCCAGGCATGATGTTCAGTTGCCCCTGCGTCACCCCGTTAAGCTTGATTTCGTCAGGCTCAGCAAGTTCATCGCCCACCAGCCGTTTATCTACCCAGGCAACGCCCTTAGCGACGTTTGTTGATGACATATTCAGGCCTTTGTTCAGCTCGTCCGGTGGGCAGCCGTACCACTCGCCAATAAGAATCAGCGTCCCAGCAGGCGGGCAGAACTGGCGGCCATCAGGCAGTTCTGCGGCGGTTCCGTCGGATCGTGCCCACCAGAGGTTGGAAAACGGTTTCGATTCGCCCCAGTCATGCGAGCGGTCGACCGTCCAGCTATCCGGTATGCGGAATGGCTTGATGACATGATGCGAGGCATTCCACAGATGGTCGAAACGTCCGCCGCTGGTAACATCCCACGAGCCCTCAACCCACGCCTTACGGCGATTCGGGTCTTTGATGGCCATCAGCGTTGCGATGTACTGCGGATCGAGGTACGGGTTCTCTTTGAACGAGCCGTGAATCGCAACGCGGGTAAGCGTGACGTCCTCTTCCCGCTCGGTCTGCGGGTTGAACACTTTCTGTGTTTCGCGAATGATAGTGCCGCGCGGCGCCGGCTCAATGAATCGTTTTTTTACCCAGGTGTGGCCGATGCCGAACGGGTTTGTGGTGCTGAAAGTCTCCAGCGGGATCGGCTTAAGTAATGAACCATCTTCCAGCGGGTAATTCTCTGGCCGGAACGATGAGCGCCGGCAGGAAAACATCATCTCGTAAAACTCAGATGACTGCTGCTTGGTCAGTTCGTTGAAACCGATGAACGGGAATTCCTGCCCGTGATAATCCCAGTAATCGCCCTCCTCCTTGCCGAAGCGAAACAGGAGTTCTTCTCCAGTCGGCCATACCCAGCGCAGCTCGGATGCTGACGCCAGATAGCGCGCACCGTCATTAAATAGGCGATACATACGCTTCGACTGGGTGATGATGTCGGTGAGGTTTTTATACTCGGTATCGAAAATGACACCGCGCCAGAACGAGCCGTAGCCCAAACCAACCAAGCGACGAAAGCGCGCCAGCTGAGCAGCGGTCTTGCCCGGCCCACGCGTGCCCTCGTAGAGGATCTCGTTACACGGGCAGCTCAGGGAGAGCGATTGCGATCCCGGCAGAGGTTTCCAGACGGCTTTGTAATTCATCCACCCAGAACCTCGCTCTGTTGCTTCTGCGCTGCTGCTTCCCAGTCGTCTACGTTATCGCAGGACGGTACCGGCATAATGCTGTGGGTTGCAGTGACCTTCTGCTCCACCTGCTCTTTGAATGCCTGTACACGTACATGCTTGCCAAGCAGTTCGAGATTTTTAACTTTGTCAGGCCACTTAATCTTCTTGAGGATGGTTTCCGTCGTCTCCTCGTCGAAGTTCTGAATGGTGGTGCTGACATCCAATCCGGTAAGCGTTGTTCGCCATGACTTAGGCCACATGCTGATCGCCTTTAGGCTTCCGTCGTCGTTAAGGATGTCCAGAACGTCCATCTGGTCGATCTCAACCAAGCGCCGGAGCACATAATCAGCATCAATTCCTACGTCCTCGTTGCGCTTGATTTTAAGTTCGGCGATTCTGTTTTGGATGACAGGTTTTGACAGGTTCTCGGATGCGGTACGGTTAGCTGTTTTTGCGCTGTACCCTGCCCGAATAGCCGCTTGCGTGGCGTTTAAATCGATGAGGTACTCGCGACAAAACATCTCTTGTTTGTCTGTGAGTGCCATATATTTACTCATTAAGGAAGAAATATGTCTGCTTTAGGAGCATCGTCTAAGTGCAAAAATTGGTTCATTCTTTTCACAGCATTACCATTAGCAATTTTCGCTTTCGTGCGTGCGTATTGTTACGATCAAGATAATACGGCGTTGGTATTTGCTGAGGTTGCAGCCGCTTATGTTGTGATTCAAACAGCCATTGAAAGCGCATCCTTTACCAATGAGTTGCTCAAGGACTGCATAACGTATGCTTTAAAGGTTATTTCAGCGGTAATCGCTGTTTTTGCAGTTTACGCTGTATAATGCTGCGAAAATTATAGCGATTTCGGCACATACTCCATCCTAAATACGTCATCCGGCGCGAGGTATGCCCAAGCGCCATCTTTCTTTGCCACACCAATGAAGCCGTTAACCAGTTCGGGCTGGCTACGAGTCATCTTGCCTCTGAAGGTTTCGCTTGTTTGAGTGGTCAGAGTGATTTGGTAGATGTCGGACATTGAGAGCCTCTTTATCCGCTTGTGGGGATATTTAGTTGATTATCCGCTATAGGGTATATCCATTATCAAGCCCACCCGTAGATGAGCTTTGGAATGGCTACTTCGCCTTTGCTTTTGTTTCCGCTCGCTTACGGCGGCGCTCTTCTTTCTTCTCGGCGTTAGCCATGTCCATGAAGGCCTGCATGATAGAGTTCCGCATCATGTAGCTGACAAAGTGATGATTGACGCAGCCGTTGAGTCGGAGCTGCTCGCCAAATTGATCCACTGAGGCCAGCGCTTCCATCATGCCCTTCTCGCCTTTCATGAACTCTGAGAAGTCGCGCCCCGCTCTGGAGGCGCATTCGATGACGCGATTACTCATCCCGGCAGCCCGGGGATCTTAATCTGCAATTGGTTAGCCAGGGTGTTAATCTCAGCGACCAACACAGGCTTCGTATAGCGCCATGCAGCGAGGCCTTGCCCGCAGAAGCTCGCCATGTCCTTCTTCTGGTCAAACTCATGACACTTCATGTTGAGCTGCGCACTTAAGCTGTTGCGATGCTGAAGCTCTCCGGTGAAGTAGTCATCGAGGATTTTATAAGCTGCGTACTTGAACCCGGGGTTTAACCAGGCCGCATAATCGTAAGCAACAAACTTCCCGCCATAGGTTCCGCCGTGTACGCCGCGTGCAGTGAAAACCACAGATTCGTGGTTTTTCTCCAGCTCGGCCAGGAACTCTTTTGTCTGCTTGTTTCGCAGATAGTGGTAAGGCGACTCAGCATCACTTTTGCCACTGGCTTTCCACATATCGGTGAGGCAGATCATGCCGTCTTCCCCGATGCGGATTGGTTTATTGAAGAGGGTTAATGATTTCATTTCGCTGATACCTTTTGGTGGTTGAGCCTGTTCTCGTAGATACGGGCAGCCCAAGAGCGGTCAGCGTTACCACTGCCCTATCTCAAGCTCTACCCCGAAAGGCTCTTGGTTGATATGCGCACGAGAATGCGCGTGTTTACTTCAGGCATAAAAAAGCCCCGCTATTGCGAGGCTCTTGATGATTCGATTTTCCTGATTGCTGCCTTATCCAGATTGCACTGCCCTAGCGCCGTATAGAGCTGAGCGTTCAACTCCAGACTTGCCTGCCACGTGAACGGAACCGCCATTCCGGGGATCGGCGTGTCTGCTGTCAGGTCAGCGCTTATCGGCACCACCGGGGCCGGAACGTAAACTGTTTTCGTATTCCCGCAGGCTGTCAGCAGCGGCAGAAGGAACAAGCTGGTTAGCGCACGGATCGCCTTCAAGCGCCTGCCTGATGTAGACAATGCGTGTCTCGCTATTTTGAGCCAGTTCGTTCTTTGCATTCTGGGTAGCCTGTGAGATGTCACGGATGAGGTTCATCGTGGTGATCACGTTTCTGGTGATCGCCTCCGATGTGTCTGCCCTGACCGTCGCCTTGTCGCGCTGGTCTTTGTAGGTGATGGCGTTGTCGCGGTAGTGATTCACCTTCCATGACAGCACGGCAATTACAGCCAGGATGACAGCAGGAAGCCAAAGCTTTTTCACCAATTTGATGATGACCGTGTTCATGATGCAGGCTCGTTAACTTTTCCACCTGCGTCTTTGAACTTATCGATCAGGTTGTCAGCCTTATGTTCGAACTGACCATATCCAGCGCCTGGCAGCGATGCCCAGATATTGCTGCAACGGTCAATAGCCTGACGGATATCACCGCGATCAATCATCGGTAGCGCGCCACGCTCCTTAATCTGCTGGAGCGCAACTGCATCCTGGCTGGCTGGGGAGAAATCCTTCAGGCCAAGCTGTTTGCGATACGCATCCCAATAACGGGACAGTAACTGATAACGCCCGGCTGCCGTGGATTTCAGTTTAGAGTTAATGGTGACCAGCCTACGAGGGTGATCGGAGTAGTCAGTGAATAGCGACCCGCCAACAATCACGTCATAACCGTGGTTTTTGGTCGGCTGCCGTCCATTGTCGGTTCCTTCTGACCATGCAAGCATATCCAGAAAGGCTTTTCGCTGTGCGTTGATTGCCTGCATGATTTACTCCGTGATAACGACCTTCGCCAGATTCCCGCGCGCCAGCCACACCGCCATGCAGATGACGGAATTCAGTAGCAGATCGCCGAGGTTAACCTGTACGTAGTGGCCGAGCAGAATGTTGAAGGCATTGAATCCGGCGGCAAGGATGACCAAGTAGGCCAGCACCGCGACACTCAGGCGATGACGCTTTCCCTCCTTCCGGAAAAACATCAGCCTGACCATGATTAACAGGCAAACTATGGCGTTTGCATCCATCAGAAGAAGCTGCCATGTCATTTATCTTCCTCCCCCAGCCCCGGCATCTTCCCGCTTTTGGATTTGCGGAGAATACGCAGCAGGACTGCCACGGAAATGGAAGCAGTGACAATTGCACCGACAGCGGGCGATACCTCAATGCTGGCCGGTGGCTTCATCAGGCTTAACGGCGTGTTGATGATTCCGGCCATGATTTTCGCCATGGGGACGGAGAAGAACACGCCACTGATAAACGATATCAGCGCAAAGATAGCCTGCTTCCAGAGTTGATGGGGATCTGAGGTCAGAACGTATAGCGCCGTTCCGGCGAGGGATCCGAGCATCACTGCTGGAGTCGCCTCCGGAAACAGCGTGGCAAAGGTTACACCGACTGATGACGATGTAAGACCAACGCCTACGATAGTGAAGGTCTCAGACATATTTATTCCGTGTGTAGTTGGTTCAGGCCCTCGGGACGATTTAACAAGTAGGCGTGTCGATGATGGTTCCCGGAGCCTGAAAATAAAAAAGCCAGCGACAGGCTGGCAATGTGAGGGTAAGGCAATGTCGGCTCTCTGGCCGAAGGGTCCCAGGTAGTGGGTTTGGTTTGTGGTGGCCGGCGCTGCTATCCGGCATTCACGGCTATCGCTTTACGACGCCATCAGGACATTCACCACAACGGATAGAGCACTCATGACTCGCATCATGTGGCGCAACCCCACGGCAGGGAGTCGAACCCTACAAATGCTCTTTCCTGTTGTGCACCTGATGCAAGATAAAGCCGCCGCGATGACGACTTGTTTTGCTGATGGCTCGCCTGGCTGGATTCGAACCAGCGACCAACCGCTTAGAAGGCGGTTGCTCTTTCCTCTGAGCTACAGGCAAATAAAAAGCAACCGGCGTTAACCAGTGGCTTGATGTTTATATGCGGTTCTATGGCTGAGCCTCCGACTTGACCCATCCCAAGTCCTCATAACGGCTTATCTCAGCTAGCCTACACGTCTTTCCGTAGTGTCAGCAGACCTCTCAGCCTGCGATGGTTGGAGTTCCAGACGAACCGTCGAAGTTACCAACTAGGCGGTATCAATGGTAAGCACCGCCTCTGTTATCTCACCACTCCGCTCTTTCGCCTTTGACGTCCGAGCATACCTGAAAATATACACTTCTATTTCGCCAAATCAAGTTATTTAAGAAATATTTTTCATTTAAGCAGCAATTAGAGAAATCTCATTCTCCATTTCGCGCTTCATTGCATAGAAAAATTCTGCTTCGAATACTTTTTCACACCAGACAACCCGGCGGCGGCAAGCCTGGATATCTAATCCGGTGATCAGGTGCATCTTCCTGGCTATATCTTGCGTGCAGTTGCGTTCGCAGTATCGTTTAATGGCGTAATCGCGGACTGGGCTTTCACGGTGGAATAACTTGACCATCACCTTTTCAACGAACGCTGCATCATCTGATTCTTTGGCGAGAGCGATGATGTTGCTGGTAGAGGATTGAGGGATGACCAGTTCGCGAGCTTTCTTATAGAGTTCCTCACCTCTCAGCGCCCCACCCTCGTCGCTATAAAGCCAGTTGACCATTCTCTCGATGTGTCCACCCATATCAGGATTCCATTGAGTCCGGATCATCAGGCGGCCAATAACGTTAACAGCGCCAGCTGGTGAGTCATCGCCGCGATTAATTCTGCCCCACACTGACATCATGTACTGCACCCAGGCTCGTTGCTTGGTTGTGATGGTCTTCTTAGGATGCTTCCAGACACGCCGGAAATGGGCGTCATCGACAAAGTTAACCATGGTGTAAATTGGTGTTAGCTTTCTCATTACGCGGCTTCCTTCTGAGGCTGGTTGGTTTTGGTCTGGCTGTGCTTTGCTACTGGCGGCAGGTTGGCGCGCTTTACGCTCTCTGCCTGGTATCTGACAATCTGGTCACGGGTCATTCGTCTACCCTCTCGTTCTGCCAGAGAGGAAGTGGAGATTTATCCCCGGCGCGGCGAATGCGTGACTTGGCGTTCTTCTCAATCTGAATGAGCTTCTCGATATTCTGACGGCGCTGCTTTTCTTCCCGGCGGAGATATTTCACGTTCTCCATGTAGCGAGACTCCTGGTCGCAGAGCGTCATAAGGAAGTCAAAAGGCTCGATCAACGTTTCGCACTTCCGGCAGCGCAAGGTCCGGTCTTTTTCGTTCACCCAAACAGTGGAGTGCAGGCACATAACCTTCTGCCCTTCGCGCTGAATAACCAGCCCGTCCTGTAGATCGTTATTCTTCGTCGGGAACGCGACAACCTTGCCCAGTTCAATTTCTGTTTCTGTGCTCATGCTGCCTCCTGCTGTTTAAGTGCTTTAAGCTTTGCGCGGTACTCATCGCGGATCCGGATGAAGTCTTCCCGGCGGTAGTTGGTCATTTCGTGGGGGCCGTTGAGCCAGTCGACGTATTCCTGGCCGTAACGAGCGACCAGACCAGCTTCGTATTGCTGCGCTACCGTCGCCTCTTTTGCGGTATATTTGCCCGCTCCGGCATTACAGGATTTGCACTGCTTATGGGCGTTGCGTTCTTCAAAGCGCAGTTCTGGGTTGGCGCCGACCGTTTTGAAGTGGCCGCAGTCCCATTGCCCGCCGTGCAGGTCAGGCGGGTTGGTCTCGCCGCAGCTGATGCATGGCAAATCAGCATCGCGCGCACGGATGAAGGCGTTGAAAGCCTGCTGAGCCTGCGCCTTGTAGTAACCGTTAGGTCTGAGCTCTGCCAATCGCGCTTTACGGCGCTGGCGGCCTGCCTTCTCTTCAGTGCGCTGACGCTGCACCTCCTTCTGCTTAGCGGCTTCACGGGCTTTTGCGGTCTGTTCTTTGCCGATCGCGCTGGCGCATTCGAATGAGCAAACTACCTGCCCGTCGCGGACTGGGTGGAACCACTGGCGACAAGCTTTATGGGCGCACTTGCGGCGGGCTGGCTTCATAATCCAACCTCCAACCAGTGTTTTGCTAATCGATACGCAAGAGACGCTCTTTTCGGATTATCAAATGTGCCCAGGTGTTTCGATCTGCCATCAATCTTTATTCCTGCACACCAGCGACTCATATCTTTGTGGTAAAAAACCCCGACAAAGCCAGAGGTGTTATTTGTACAATTCCCTTTGTTCGATCTGGCTGATACGTCACGAAGATTTTCAATGCGGTTGTCATTTCTTACATGATTTATGTGGTCAACCTCCTTGCTTGGCCACACGCCATGGATGTAGAACCACGCCAGCCTATGTTCCGGATACCATTTGTTATTAATGCGTATCTTTCTGTATCCACCACCATTAATTCCGCCAGCGCGCTGCCCAGCCTTCACTGTCGCTCTATTGACCTTCCAGGTAAAAACTCCAGTTTCAGGGTCATAGTGGAGGATGTTTTTAAGCTCATGCAGCTTAATCATTTGAACGCCCTCCGTGCCGCTAGACGCAGCCATTTCTGATCCACCAGGCAGGCGGTGTAGCCCTTCAGTGTTGGGATATCGGACGGCTTAACCGCAGGCTTACGCTGGCGGCGCGCCGGAACGCGGAATATTTCGTTTGTGATGACGCGGGAAAGTGGAGTAGACATCAGGCCTCCTGCTTATCGCGCAGCTGCTGGTACTCGCAGCCGTTCGGGATAGTCAGAGCCAGACCGAACTGAGCGCACCACATTTCAACCTTCACCAGGAAGATATGCATTTCCCCAGTGTCGAGGTCTGCGGTATGGCGCGGCTCCCAGGTCGTGGTTTTCTCACCGGTAATGAAATCGGTGTAGGTCACCTCTTCGCATCCGAGGTAGGTCTTTTTGAGGTTGCGCTTAACCCACTCCGGAGTGGCATCAGTGCGCCCTGATTTAATCAGGTATTCGCTGATTTCAGCCAGCCACATGTGAAGAAGTGAATTTTGTGACAGGCTGCGCTTCTCGCGCCACGGCTTAACCTGTAGGCGGAAACATTGCCCGGCATCCAGCAATGGCTGAATCTGCTGGCCAATGGCCGCGAAGTTGCCGCGATGGAGTTTGATGCCGTCTACTGGCAGAGTCATACGGCCTCCTTAACGGAAACCGCAGAATGCAGAAAATCGCAGGTGCATTTCTGCAACTGTGACAAGGTGAGGAGTTCAGATTGTGGTCGCATTTAAGTCCCCTTAAATGCGCAGAAGTCACCGGAGTTGTTCAGGTTCCGATGACATGATTATAACATCACTTTTGAAAAATGATTATCAAGAATCACTCTAACTTCGGCGCTGCTTCAATCATCCTGCGATAGACATCGTAAGTTCCGAATTGTTCATCACCAGCCTCAAGCATTTCATGAGTAGGCTCCTCTGGCACCATAACCCAACCATCCGGAATCACCGGAGAGTTGAGAGCATCGCGCTCAGCCAGAATCTTCTCACCGTCAATTGCTATGCCGGAGTTGCGAATGGTATCCACCGCATCGCGCAACTTGCAAGCCGTCGTTACAGGTTCAACCATATTGTTGGAGTCACCGGAATGGTCAACCATAGCGAGCTTATCCTCGGAATGGTCCGTTAGCGCTTCCTGATAGCGTCCAAGTTCCACGTACTCCTGACATGACCACCCGCCATCAATAAAATCGCGAGCTTCAACAGCATCGAAAGTGAACGATGTTTCACCGCCGGTTGGCGAGGTTAGGCCGTACAGGTCTGCTACCGGCTTAAACTGTGTGGCTGGAATATTTTCCGGAATATTTTGCGGTTCGTTTTGTGGTCGATCGGCACCCTGAAGCATGGCGGCGCGGCTACCATTGACCATCTTCACACCCAGGCGGATATCATCAAGCTCAAGGTCGCCCTTAATTTCCGCATGCCGGAAAGCGATCGACAGGAACTCCAGGCACTGCTCGTTTGTCCATTCAGGAACAGATGCCGGCGCTGGCGGGGCGGTGACATTAGCGAATGCAGCACGCAACCCAGTCTTAATTTCTTCAACTTCGTCAGAGCCTAATGATGAATCTGATATCGCATGATGGAATGCATAAGCCATATCGTCGTTGACTGACACAGGCTTCGCTTCGAGCGATGCCAGCGCGATACGCGCCAGCTCCAGTTCAATTGACCATGTGCGCTCTTTGAGGGGCTCTAACTCTCCAGCCAGCATCATCTCTGCAAACTCAATACGCGCGTGCGCAGAAGCGATAAGCTGTTCTTTGGTGAAGGTGATCATGATGCTGCTCCTTTATCGGCTGCGGCACGTTCACGCAGTTCGCTTACATACTCAACCAGTGATCCGCCAGCAGGTATTTCGCACTCCTCGACCAACTGGAAATAGATATCGGCCGCAGCACGGGTATTACTGTGCTTCGCGTCACCCATCTCGCCTTCACGAAGAGCATCGCGTTCGGCGGTAAGATTCGCTATTTGAGCATCTTTGGCTTCCAGCTCATCCAGCAGCGCCAAAATGTTGGCCGGACAAAATAAAGCGATTGCCTTTGCCGTTTTGGTATCAACCAGTTCAGAAGCGACCGGCTGATAACTCACACAACCATGCCCCTTTACCACACTGCCCTTAACAATCACCTCAACGCCGCTAAAGCCATTGCGTGTTTGCCATTGCTCGCAGTTAAGCTTTAGCGCAGCCGATTTCAGCTTTTCCATAAGTTTGTCGATGTTGCTCATTGGGCGGCTCCTTCAAATTGGTAAGAAATTTTAATTCCCAGCTTTTTAGCCATGGCATGCTCAGCGACAGCACCTTCCGACTCTTGCCACCCATGCAGCATGTGAATGGCGTCGGCACAGCGAAGCATCGCCAGGCAGATGTCCATATACTCACGCTTAGATAAACCATCCGGGAGCGTGGCCGGATTTAATGCCACATGACCACCTGATAACATCTGCTGTGCTACTGCGTTAAACATCGGACGGTTGTAGTTTTCGTAACCCGTCATTGGTCCTGCGATGTAAATTTTCATACCCCTGCCCTCCCGTACTTGTCTGATAACTCGCCCATTTGCCTGTGGATTTCCGCAAGGCCACACCCTGCGCACCCCAGAGCTTCGGCTATGAGTTCTTCCTGTTCTTTGGATGGCCCCGCTTGGAGAATCTGATTAAGTTTCCTGTTCGATACGCCGCAGCGCCTGGCGATGCTGATGAGCGTTACACCGTTACCCTTCGCCATGGTCCTAACCATCAAGCGATAATCACTCCATTCGCTCATACCCCTACCCTCCCCCAAACCATCAATATCCTTCTCATCGCCGGACTGTTGCGGCACTCCTGGCAGATCACGTTTGCCTCTGTACGCTGCACCAGCTTCGAATTTCCCTTCGGCATAGCCGGGATTGTTTCTGGTGCGTATTTCATGCCGTAATCGGTCAGCCGATAAAGCCGCTGTCCGTGCTTGCCTTCGAACTCGATCAGGCCGTCTGCAAACAACGTACTTAACGGGCCGGAAATCTTTTTGGTGATCATGCCGATCATGGTGGCAATGCGAGCACTATTCAGGCCCGGGTTATTACGCAGGGCTGCAAGAATCTGCCCACGAATTGTTATGGTCATGCTGCCCCCTTAGAACGGTAAGAATCCCACGTGAATGACAGAGTGCACCCGCCCCCATCGCTCATGCGATCAAGAACGCGTTCGCCGATGAATGCAGCCAGTTCTTCCCGGGTCTGGTTGCTGATCAGGATGGTTGGCTTCATCCGCTCATAACGGGTGTTGATGATTTCGAACATGATCAACTTCTCGGCGTCGCTTCCGAACTGCACGCCGACCTCGTCGATAATCAGCAGGTCGGGCTTCGTGAAGTAACGGATCACTTCGTCTTCAGTACGGCTTGACCCTTTCGACCAGGTTGACTTGTACTCCCTGGCAATTTTCAGCGCGGTGGTGAACACAGCTGAGCTTTGGTGCTCGGTGATTGCATGCCGGGCGATAGCCAATGCGAGGTGGTTCTTGCCGGTTCCAGGCTTGCCGCACATCACCAGTCCGCCACCCTTCTGCAAACGCTCAGGCCAGCGGCTGGCGTATGCCTGACAGACCTTCAGGGCGCGTTTCGCTTCTTCGTTCACCGGTTCATAATTCTCCAGTGAACAGGATTCAAACCTGGCCGGGATGCTCAGTCCATCCAGCAGGCGCTCGATGTTTCTTTTGCGGGCTGCTTCGTTGATGCTAATTCTTTCCGCCTGCAAGCGGCCTAACTCCTCTTTGAGGCATTCAGGGCAGCAGCTTGGGCGCGGGGGAATTTTCACGACTGAGTTTAAGAAATGCCTGGTCCTGCATTCAAAGGGGCCATGCGTTTCGCAGTTCTCGGTGCTGATAGTTAGCTCGATATCTTCATGCTGAACTGGCGGCTGGCTCAGCTCAGTAATGCGTTTCTCAAGTTGATTGATTTTTTCATCCAGCGTCATGATCAGTCCCTCGCCCATGCAGGAATTTCAGTCTGGCCATAGTCTTTGCCAGCAAAGTTCTCAGATACGCGAGACTGCGCGCGAGGGGTCTGCTTGGCGATCTTTGGCTCAAACAAACCCTGCCAGCCATTCGCGATGCTCTGGTTGATGATTTCTTCAGGCTGGTATCCGCTGCACTTGCAACGCTCAAGCAGATTGATGGCCTGGGTTACCGTCTGCTGAGACTTAATCGGTTTCTTCAGGTCGCGACGATAATCGACCCATGACTTCCAGACTGAAACTGACAGCCATTCAGGAAGGTCAACACCAGCCGGATCGAACGAAGCCGGTTTGGGGGATTTAGGGGGTTTATTAATATTGTCTTTATTGTCTTTTGTAATAGTGTCTTTTGTGTGTCCCCATTTTGGTGACAGGGTTGTCACTGTTTTGGTGACACTTTTTGTCACCACCGTAGGGACACTGTCACTACCATGGTGACAGTCACTACTATGGTGACATTTTGGCGCAGGCTTAGTGCCCGGAATTACCCACTCACTCAGGTTTTTGTTGGGCCCGATCAGCATGCCGTCGGACACCAAAACATTCATCGCAATGAGTTCGTTTTTGGCAGCGTTAACCTTCTGGCGAGGTAGTCTGGTCAGCTCAGAAAGTTGTGAGTCTGCTATGCGGTCCATCTTCTTGTTGAACCCATAGGTTTTGCGGCAAACAGCATGAGCTACCTTGGCCTGATTTTTGGTCAGGTTCGCGCCGATAAGCTCCTCATACAACTCGTTTGCCAGACGGGTGTACCCATCGTCTGTATCGGCCACGCGTTGCTCCTGTATTCCCGAAACTACAGCGGGAAAGTTGAGAATTTCTGCGGTGTTTGACATACTTACTCCCGTTACTTGGCGTAACACAGTGTGATAAGGGCCTTTGAAGTTACCGCTTCAAGGGCTTTTTCTTTTCTGGTGCCTCTCACATAACCCCCAGCATCGACGTAACCATCGTCATCAACGGCCCTACCTGCTCCGGCATGAGGCGGAACAGCGACGCTATCCCCTCGCTTACCTCTTTCAGCTTCTGATGTTCTGGAGCGTCCAGCAGCACGGCCTGTTTAGCTTCGGCACACTCTTTCATCGCAGAGGCGATCAGCGACATCGTGTCGTTCTGCGGCGCCAGACGGTTGCGATACTCCAGCGGCAGGACCGACATGATTGCTGGCGCCAGCTGGCGAATGTTGTTGGCGGCGTATTCGGTGTCGCCATCAATCCAGCGAAACACTTTCTGCATCTGGCGGTGCGAGTCAGTCGGGATATCCAAACCGGTGCCGCCGGTAGCCCGCCACTCTTCCACAATCAGCGCTGCGACAAATTCACGGCTGCGGCAGTCAGCTGCCCAGGCGCGAACAGCCGCGCGGATCCCATCGATGTTTAACGCCGCGGAATCAGGCTCCCGGCGATTCTGGTAAATCATCGCCGTTGGCGAAAATTTGTTACCTTGTTGATACGCAAGTGAATGCATTGCTTTCCCTTTCGTGGTTAGGGCCGCCGGTTAGGCGGCTGTGTTATTCGCCCCAAGCAACTGGGCGAGATCTGGACGGATATCTGCTGGTTTGAGCTTGCCGTTAGTTGCAGACACAATCTTCATTACGTAGCGGGCATCAATGCCGCCACCGTGCAACCAGCGCCACACCGTCGGCTGCGCTACACCGCACAGGTCGGCTAATTTCTTCTGGCTACCAGCGATATCAATGGCGCGCTGGATGGTTTTGTTCGTCATATTCCAATTCCTATGAGTATTGGTGTGAATTAATAATAGCAATGCGTATTGGTTTAGGCAATAGCTAAACGTGTTTTGACCAACAATACGCAAGCGTATAAATTTAAACTCATGAAAAAAGAAACTCTTGCAGAACGCCTGAATCAGGCAATGGACTTATCTGGCATGTCTCAGGGCGCTTTAGCTAAGGCGTCTGGCGTTGCTCAGCCCACCATCTGGAGGCTGACCAGTGGCAATGCCAGGGGCTCAACTAAAATTGTTGAGATCGCCAATGCGCTTGGCGTTCGGTCTGAGTGGCTTTCAACCGGAGTTGGCCCGATGCGTGACGATGGTCAAATGCCCGCAATTTCGCAGCCAAAAACAGAGCCGGCACCTACTGACACCTTCCGCATTGAAGCGCTAGACTTTTACGTAAGCGCTGGACCTGGAGCCATCAACAGCGAATTTGTAGAGGTGCTTAGATCCGTGGAATACTCAGTTGAAGATGCTCGCCGGATGTTCAATGGCAGAAAGGCTGAGCAAATCAGAATCATAAATGTTCGCGGCGATAGCATGTCCGGGACCATTGAGCCAGGCGACTTGCTGTTCGTAGATATCAGCGTTCAGCACTTCGATGGCGATGGAATCTACGCCTTCATATACGACGACACATCACACGTTAAGCGCCTCCAAAAGATGAAAGATAAGCTTCTGGTCATTTCAGATAACCAGACTTACCGTCCATGGGATCCGATTGAAAAAGAAGAAATGAACAGGATACTGGTGTTCGGTAAAGTGATTGGCAGCATGCCGCAGACGTACAGAAAACACGGTTAACAAACCCAGCTACGAATCAAGCCCAGCCATAGTGCTGGGTTTTTTATTGCCCGCAGCCAGTCCATTCGTCACAGCGATACCAGCCGCAGTAAAAACACGATCTGAATCTCAATCACTCGAAAAAATATCAAAATAAATTCCTTTAGCTATCAATGCATTAATAGCAATTGCTATTATTTAATATCAATACGTATTGCTATAAACAATACTCATCGCTATTATCAACTCATCGAAACGAAACATCGACAGCTGAGCGAAGTTAGCCAGCGGCGGACATCAAGTCGCCTGCTTTTTAACAACATGCAGATTTACAGCGTCAATGACCTGTTAAGACCCCTACACGTAAACGTGCTGTATCACCGGGTGCGATCCGGTCGGTGAGAGAGTATCCCCGCGCGAGAGCGAGAACGGCGTGAGAACGGGCAACACTGGCAGAGAGTTGGCGCTGACCAATACAGGGAATGTTTTGGGATTGGATGAATGCCCAGGCTGATGGGTAGCAGACTTACGGCGTGGGTGGAAATTGTTCCACTGCATGCGGCGGTGTAGGGCTAATCACCCCACGGCTATCGAGTAAACCGCAAGCAGGAGATCAGCACCTGCCATCCAATCACCAAAGCATTTCGATTCATCAACCCACGCAACAAAGGAGCTTCTATGCGACGGCAAAGCTATATCGCTCACAAATAATCGGTACCACAAATGCTTTCGGAAACCCCGGCGATGTCGGGGTTTTTGGTGAGTGCTTTGGGCTGGCAGACGGTTATCAGCTAGTTGGTGAGGTAATGGCTCACCAAGGCGACGACGGCCTTCCCTGCTGCTTGAAAGTGGGGAGCCAGCACCAAAGCATTTCTCCCCCATCAGCGGGTAACTACAGAGCCAACCTCAAGCACCGGGCGCCGATGCTTGGTGATGGTAATACTGCCATCTCAACCGCACAGGAGACGATGATCCTGTTCTGGTTGGATTGGAAAAGTCTTCTTGGCCCGCCAGCGCGCGGGCATTTTTTTGGAGGTTGCATGTTTGCTACTGATATCTCACTGAAATATGGCACTCATCAGCCAGAGACGATCCTGGAAACAATGCCGATTGAAGAAGCCTACGAGATCATCAAGGAGAAGCTTCGTGATGAAGTGCGCCAGGAACTCGAGTGCGAGTATGGCGATCGTCTTTATGAGGCTGAAGAAGAAGCATCAAACTGGGAAAGCAGAGCTGACGACTATGAAAGCGATGCAACTTGCCTGGCTAAGGCCGTAAGAGAGGCTTTTGAATCCGCCAACTTTGAAGATGCAAAGGTAATCCTCGAGCGAGCGATGCACGACCACAAAGACTATTTCTAAAGTCCCGCCACGGCGGGTTTTTTCATAACTCAGTCGCTTCACCGAGGCGGCTTAGTTATGACAACCGGCGGCCATCCACCGCCACTATTTTGTATCTTCGCACAAGCGCAGAAGTCTTGTATTAACCGTTCCGTTCGCCGCGATAAGGCCAAGAGGATTTATGAGCAATCCAATCACAGTAGGTTTTTCAGGCCTGACGAAGCGAATTTTCGCGGGTCGATCAAAGCCAAGCAAATTGGCGCCCGGCGTTCGTGAGTTCACCGGTGAGAAATTTGATGTCACAGACGAGGCACTATTTGCAGTGGCCCATCTTCTCGTGGTTCGTGATGACATCCTGATATTCCCGACAGCTGATGGGAAAGAGATTCACCTCCGCGCCGACATCAAAGAAAAGCGGGAGGCATCATGACAGTCACCCACAACGGCAAGCAGTACACCGCCAAAAAGCTTAACGATAACGAGTGGCAGCTGACGTCGGTATCGGCACCACGAGACAAGCTGACTCTGAACCGCTGGCAGATGCATATCGCTGGTCTCCTGGAACAGGTTGAGGTGAAGGTATGATTGGAATGCACTACGGCACCGCATCAGTGCCACGTAGCGAGGTTTTACCGGGCACAATGCTGCAACACCACGGCAAAACTTATCGCGCCTCTGCGAACGTTGAGAAAGGCCTGTACGCCTTCAACATCTTCGAAAAAACCATCATCAAAAGTGATTCCGTCGTTGTGCTGCTGAATGAGCGCGGCGAGCCAATGGTTCACTGATACCAACCACCCTGTTCAACCGATCGGCCTGGCTCAATGCGGGCGGGATCTGCACATCCAAATTTCAGGAGAAACCATGAGCGAAGTAACGGACTTAACTGTCATCGAAATCAAGCCGGAACAGGCTCCAGCGCTTTACGTAGCGGGTGGCCTTGATGCTTATCTCGAGCAAATCCGCCAGGCAGTAAACGAAGTGCCGGACCTGTCCACGAAGAAAGGACGTGACCGTGTTGCCTCTCTGGCTGCGCAGGTGTCCCGCAGTAAAACGGCAATCGAAAAGCCGGGCCGGGAATACCTGAAGCGCCTGAAAGAAGCTGTGCGCCCCGCTGAGGCCGAAATTAAGCGTTTCGTTGATGCCTGTGACGAGCTGCGTGATGCCACCCGCCGCCCACTCACCGAATGGGAAGCCGAGCAGGAACGCATTAAGGCTGAAGAAGCCAGGAACGCGCTGCACGCCGAAGCGCTGGAAATGAACATAAAGTTCGATCAGGAGCTGGCGGCCAAGTTTGAAGCGGACCACGAAATGGCTCTGCTGATGAATGACGCTTTCGACCGCGATGCAAAAGAAAAAGCAGAAGAAGCAGAACGCCAGCGCATTGCTCGTGAAGAAGAGTTGAAACGTCAGGCGGCAGAGAAAGCCAAACGCGAAGCGGACGAGAAGGCAGCAGCAGAAATCGCAGCAGCACAGAAGCGTGAAGCCGATGCAATCGCCGCTAAAGCGCAAGCCGAATTGCTGGCTAAGCAAACACAGGAACGTGCAGAGCGTGAAGCTAAAGAAGCGCAGGAGCGTACTGCAAAATTGGCGCAGGAAGCCCGTGAACAAGCGGAACGTGAGAAGCAGGAAGCTATCGCAGCCGAACAGCGCAAGGCGCAGGAAGCCGCCGACAAGGTTCGCCGCGAGGCTGAGGCGAAGGAAGCAGCGCGCCTGGCCGAAGAGAAGCGCAAAGCGGACGAGCTGGCAAAGCGTGAAGCTGACGTGAAGCACCGCAAGACGGTCGGCACCAACATCGTTAACGCGCTCACCAGCCACACCAGTTTAACCCGCGAGCAGGCTATCGAAGTACTTACCGCTCTGAAAGATGACCTGATCCCCTGCGCGAAAATTCATTACTGAGGCAACCATGAACGCATACCTCACTTACGACCGAATCGAAGATCGGTGCTGGGTTGAGCAGCAGATCACCGACGAGAAAGAGAAGTGGATCGACGACCGGGCACGGGAAATCATCGACATGATGCCAAAAGAGCCGTCCGGCCTCTTCCACTTCACGGTCCCGATTGACTCCAGCCCATACGAAGGACTTCGCAGCGATAAAGCTGGCGAGGCCTACAACGATTTCATTTCGGCAGTTGCTTACGCCCAGGCGGAATACGACTGGGAACACCGTACCGGCTGCCCGTTTTAATTTTTGAGGGATTTAACAATGAGTACTGCACTTTCCACCATGGCCGGGAAACTGGCCGAACGACTCGGCATGGATGCCGGTACAGACCTGATGAATACGCTGAAGAATACAGCGTTCAAAGGTGGCAACGTCACGGACGAGCAGTTTACAGCCCTGTTGATCGTCGCCAACCAGTACGGCCTGAACCCATGGACAAAAGAGATTTATGCCTTCCCAGATAAAGGCGGGATTGTCCCGGTTGTCGGCGTTGATGGATGGGCTCGCATTATCAACGAACATCCTCAGTTTGACGGCATGGAGTTCTCTTACGACAAGGAGGAAGGCGCATGCACCTGCAAGATTTACCGCAAAGACCGTAAGCACCCGACCATCGTCACCGAGTACATGGGCGAGTGCAAACGCAACACTCAGCCATGGCAGTCCCACCCTACCCGCATGCTTCGCCACAAGACGCTGATCCAGTGCGCGCGTCTGGCCTTTGGTTTCGCTGGCATCTTCGACCAGGACGAGGCAGAGCGAGTGATTGAAGGAACAACGGCAGAGGTTCATGCGGGCCATGAATCAGATAGCCGTCGCCCGGATCTGATCGCAAAAGGTGAGTCAGCCGCGCGCCTTGGAACCGTTAAGTATCAGGAGTTCTGGGTGGCGCTGAGCGCTGAAGAGAAGCAGGTGATCGGCGCAGTTGAGAAGCGACGCATGTATGACATGAGTCTTGCCGTCGACAACGCTGAACCTGTCAATGTCGCAGATACGGAGGCTGAATGATGGAGCAACGCACCCCTGAATGGTTTGCTGCGCGCTGCGGCAAGGTCACTGCCAGTCGCCTGGCTGATGTCATGGCCCGGACTAAGTCGGGCTACTCCACCAGCCGCCAGAACTACATGGCCGAGCTGATTTGCCAACGACTGACCGGGAAGCTGGAGGAAGGTTTTTCGAATGCCGCGATGTTGCGCGGCACTGAACTTGAGCCAGTGGCGCGCGAAATGTACGCGCTGAATGAGTTCGATGCGGAAATCACTGAAGTTGGACTCATCGATCACCCAAACATACCCGGATTCGCAGCCAGCCCGGACGGACTTGTTAACGACGACGGGCTTATCGAAATCAAATGCCCCAACACCTGGACCCATCTTGAAACGCTGAAAACTGGCGAGCCAAAGCGCCAGTACATGCTGCAAATGCATGCGCAGATGATGTGCACCGGGCGGAAATGGTGTGATTTCGTTAGTTTCGATGATCGCCTGCCGCCTGACCTCGCCTATTTCAAGAAGCGCATTCATTTCGATGAAGAGCTGGCGCGCGAAATCGAGTCTGAGGTTAAGAGCTTCCTTGCAGATCTGGAATCTGAAATTCAGAAAATCACAGAGCGTGCAGCATGAAACGCACACCCTTCTACCGACGGCCCGGGCGCACCGGGCAATTCTCCGGCCTTCGTGAGCGCGTTATCTGGATGATTCAGACGCGCGGCCGCCCGGTAACCGGCAGCGAAATCGCCGAGAAGTTCGGCGTAACGCTCATCGAGTTTAACCGGGTTGCCAACGGCATTACCCGCGGCACCGGACAGATAGCGCAGATCGTTGAGTCGGAAAAGTGGATCAACGAGGACGGCATCTGTGACCGGACATTCGACCTGGCCACGAAGCCGAAGGTTGTAACGCCGCAGGGCAAATCGCGGCTGTTCACCCGACGCGCCATAGAGCAGTCGCAGGAAGGCAGACGGCAGGAGTGCATAGCGCGTGCCGCCCGACGTCGCCGCCTGATTGCCGCTGGCCTCTACATAGACGAAATGGAGTCCATCCTATGACTCACGCTCACGACGACATCAGGGTTGGCACACTGTGCCTTCCCTTCATTGGTAACGGCTGGCTAATGCCATGGGGTGAAGTTGTCAGTAATCCATTAAAGGCGCAGCGCCTCGCTGAGGAATATCGGGAAAGGCAGGAGGCGGCATGACAACGAAATACTCACTTCTGTATGTCGATCCTCCCTGGTCTTACGGCAACACCATCAGCAACGGCGCTGCCGCCGATCACTACTCAACCATGAAGCTAATCGACATTAAGCGCCTGCCGGTGTGGGAGCTTGCCGCCGAAAACGCCGTGCTGGCGATGTGGTACACCGGCACACATAACCAGGAGGCTATCGAACTGGCCGAGGCCTGGGGCTTTACCGTTCGCACGATGAAGGGCTTTACCTGGGTGAAGCTGAATCAGAACGCCGAGTTGCGCATCAACAAGGCGCTGGCCGAGGGTGAAGTCACCGACTTTTACGACTTCCTCGATCTGCTTAACGCCGAGACGCGCATGAACGGCGGCAATCACACCCAGGCCAATACAGAAGACCTGTTGATTGCCACCCGCGGTGCCGGTCTGGAAAGAAAGCACGCCGGGATTCGAACAATACAGCTGACCCAGCCAGCAATTGATGCCCTCAAGGCGCAAATGCCACTGACCAGAATGATGGCATCCCACAAGGTAAGCGTCAGCCTACGGGAATACAAAAAAAAGAGAACCGATGAATGCACCTTTATATTCTCGCCGTCCATTACTTCAATGAACGGTAAGAAGACGATGTGCTACGTCCCCGGATCCATTAATTCAGCCTGGCGCACTGCCCTGCGTCGTGCAGGCGTCCGACAAAGACGGTCTTATGAAACCAGGAACACATATGCGTGCTGGGCACTGGTCGCCGGAGCGAACCCAAATTTCGTTGCGCACCAGATGGGCCATTCGTCAGCGCAAATGCTATTCACGGTTTACGGTAAATGGATGACCGAGAATAACCATGACCAGGTGGGCATTTTGAACGCATCATTTACTCAAAATGCCCCACTGATGCCCCATAGAAAAACCGCATAACCTTAACTACCTGATTTAACATATTAATATCACTTCAATTATGATTCATCTGGATGAGCAAGGTCGGCTCTTTTGCCTTTAGCTTCCTGCCGGTAATGTTCTGTATCGCCATTCCTCTGGGTCTGGCGCGCGAAAATAAAGGCGTGGCGGCGTTTGCGGGCTTCGTTGGCTATGCGGTCATGAACCTTGCGGTTAACTTCTGGCTGACTGCCAAAGGGATCCTGCCCACGACCGACGCGGCGGTACTGAAAGCCAATAACATTCAGAGCGTGATTGGTATTCAGTCCATCGATACCGGGATCCTTGGAGCCGTGATCGCGGGGGTGATTATCTGGATGCTGCACGAGCGCTTCCACAACATCCGCCTGCCCGATGCGCTGGCCTTCTTCGGCGGGACCCGCTTTGTGCCAATCATTACGCTGGTTGTGATGGGTCTGTTTGGTCTGATCATCCCTCTGATTTGGCCGATTTTTGCCATGGGGATCACCGGTATCGGCCGCATTATCAACGGCGCGGGTGATTTTGGCCCGATGATTTTCGGTACGGGTGAACGTCTGCTGCTGCCATTTGGTTTACAGCATATCCTGGTTGCCCTAATCCGCTTTACCGAAGCTGGCGGTACCATGGACGTTTGCGGTCATTCCGTTAGCGGTGCGCTGACCATCTTCCAGGCCCAGCTGAGCTGCCCGACCACTCACGGCTTCTCTGAAAGTGCGACGCGTTTCCTCTCTCAGGGTAAAATGCCTGCCTTCCTCGGCGGCCTGCCGGGCGCAGCGCTGGCGATGTACCACTGTGCCCGTCCGGAAAATCGTCATAAAATTAAAGGTCTGCTGATCTCCGGCGTTATTGCCTGCGTGGTGGGCGGTACGACAGAACCTATCGAGTTCCTGTTCCTGTTCGTAGCGCCGGTACTGTACCTCATCCACGCCGTACTGACGGGCCTGGGCTTTACCGTGATGGCTGTGCTCGGTGTGACCATCGGTAACACCGACGGTAACGTGATTGACTTCGTGGTCTTCGGTATCCTGCACGGTCTGTCCACCAAGTGGTATCTGGTGCCGGTTGTGGCCGCCATCTGGTTCGCGGTTTACTACGGGATCTTCCGCTTCGCCATCACCCGCTTTAACCTGAAAACGCCTGGCCGCGATACCGATACGGCCACCAGCGTTGAACAGGCGGTAGCTGGTACCGTTGGGAAATCCGGATATAACACGCCGGCTATTCTGGCGGCGCTGGGCGGTGCGGATAACATTACCTCTCTGGATAACTGCATCACCCGCCTGCGTTTGTCGGTGGCGGACATGTCCAAAGTGGATACCAACGCACTTAAAGCTAACCGGGCTATCGGCGTGGTACAGTTAAATCAACACAATTTGCAGGTCGTCATTGGCCCGCAGGTACAGTCAGTGAAGGATGAGCTGGCAACCCTGATGCGAACCGTCGAAGCCTGA